GTAGCCCCAGCTTGTATTAACAGCTGCTGCCGAACCGCCAGTGTGGAAGATCGCATCCTTGAGGAACACTGCCCACATGAGTGGGTGGAGGATGAAGTCTGTTGGAACATGATTCTCAGCCATCAAAGCTGCGGACATGTCCAGAACGTCATCCCAGTGAAGAGTAAGGTTGGCTGCTCCATTGATACCACGGCCAGTTGTGTCTGAATAGCTACCGCTATCATTATCAAACACAATTGTTGCGGCATCTTTGAAACGCTGAAGTGCAATTTGCTCCTTCAAACGAGCCATAGCTCTACCTGCAGCGCGGACGTGAAGACCTACGATATCCCAGAGGGAGTCAGAGATGACTTCTTCTGTAAAGGAGAGCTTAACGCCCTTCTTCGATACTTTGCCTTCAATCTGCTTTGCAAAGGCGAGTGCCTGTTCTGGGTACTCTTGTCCCTCAGGAATCTCTGCTGCTTGAATAGCATTGACCGCTGGGAATTCGAGTGAACGACCCTTACCTAAGCGCACTGTCGAGAGCAATGGGGTCACGAGTAACTGTGGCTCTGCTGCTTCTCTAAGTGTGCGTGAAATAACCTTTGGGAAAAGTGCTGCTGCATCTGGTGATGCAAAAGCTTCCTTAATGGTTACTCTATTATTTTCGTCGATGTGCCCGTCCTCGGTTAATGCATTCTCCCAAGCTGGGAGACCCGAGAGGAGCTCTTGGATTGTCTTACTCATCTTAGGAATATTCCTCCTGTTTATTTTCTAAAGTGTTAGATTGACGCGGAATGCACCAACCACATTATTGACGTCCAGATTAGAACGTATACCCAACTTACCTGAGTATGTACCCGAGCGAGTAAGCTCGTATACGGTCTTCAGGGCACCTGGATCTGATGGCAACTGCATGTAGGAAAGGAGGCCATCATCAAAGTTTGTAGCAAACTTCTCAACCTCAATAACTTTACCTACCACTGTCCAAGGGTATGCGCCAGCTGCACCTGTTGTTGATGCAATTGCTACTGGACGACCCATATGGTCTGCCTTAATTAATGAACCAACAGTTACGTCATCATTGATGGCGGTTACCATTGGGTACTCAACGTATCCATGAGTAATAAATCCTGCACCCTGTGAAGTGCCCTTGTCAAATGGACGGTAGAGGTCGTACTGAGCACAGCCGATTGGAACAGAATATGCTCCAACAGATACTGTATCAGTTGCACCCGAGCTGTATGATGGTGTTGCACCATCAAGTGGATCCCAACCTGAGATTGTATCGCCCCAAGTTACGCTCGAACCTGTTCCGTTTGCAGGAACCATTCTTGCATCACCGTTTGCATCTGCAACTACCGAAAGGATTGTTCCCTTTGGAATTACAATTTCAAAACGATCATCTTCTGAATCTAGATACCATGTTGGCAATCCAACTGATGGAAGTATGTAGGCTGCTGGTGCAATACCAGGCGAAACTACAAAACGACCAGCACCTGTTTTGGTGCCAACTTTACGAAATTTAGCTAAAGACATTATTTCTCCTTAAAGTTGTATATTAAAGTTTACGACGACCCATGAAGGCATCTACGAAAAGTTGTTCAACGGTATTTACTTTTGTCTCTTCAACTTCCTCTTCTTGCTTGTCTGAGAATATTACATTCTCTTCATTTTCGACAGCAATCTCTGGATTGATCTCTGGCATTGATGCATGCTTTGTCTTAGCGACAGGCATGGTTGCCAAATCTCTTAAAGAATCGGCCAATGAAGATGCTGTTCTCTTTGAGTGATCAGCAATAAGTTCTTCTCTGGTTTCATATGACTCTAGTCCGTTTGCAATTTTTGCGTCTACAACTCTTTCAACAAGAGTTCTATGCAATGCATTCTTGAGTTTTTGGTTTTCTTCTTCGAGAGACTGAAGTTTTTTTGCTGTGTCATCAACATCTTGCTCAGAGGCCTGCTCATCGGCTTTTACTGTGCCAGTGAGGTCTGTTTCTGACTCTTCAGTTTTCTCAATTTCTTCGGAAGTAGTAGCGTCAGAAGAATCAACAGTATCAACCTGTTCTTCTTTTGAATCCAAAACTTCCTCAGATCCTTTTGCATCTTCTTTTGAAGCTTCTTCAGTTGTTTCTGAAGCTGCATCAATTACTGGTGCTTGTTCTTTTTTCAAATCTTCAATCTTTGAAGTAATGACGTCTATCAAGGTCTTATCGTCAGCTTCTGTAGCCGCTTTTAATGCACTTGTTAGTGCTGATATAAGATTTAAATTAACATCCTCTTCTGAGGCGTTGCCTTCATCTTTTGATGAAACTTCTTCTGTTGAATTTTCTTCCTTATCAACTATGCTGTCTGATGCTTCACCTGCGTTTGCTGCTGATACATCTGAAAGGTCTTGGCTAAGTTCTTCAACAGTAGCCAAAATGTCCTCATTCTTGACTTCATCATTCATGTTTAATTTCTCCTCAAGAATATCTTTCTCACGATTCTCATTAGATAGTAATGAATCGTTGGTATAATTGTAATTTTCGCTTTCTTGCACTGCGTATGCCGTCAAAAAAGCCCCCTTCAGATGTAAGTAAAGTGGCTTTGATTCTTTAGATTTAAGATCTTTTAAGATTGATTTGTGTTCTTCAACAGAATAAATATCTTCTTCGTTCATACTTAAAACAAAAGCAGAACTCTTAGCGACCCAATCATCAGTAGAATTTTCTACCTTAACATCACCTTTACTGGATTTTCTTACGCCAGACTTAGAATCTGCCGGCTGATTAACAAAAGAATATTCTTTAAAAGAAATATCCTGCATATCCACAAAGGCTAATTTACCCTTGTAAACTTGACCCCTCTTAAACTTTGCGAGCTTTGGTTTGCCATCGGAAGATTCTGCTGCAAGATCTTCACCGGTAATTGAGCACACTGCTTTCCCTGCTCTGCCACCAACTGATCCAGTTAAATACCTTTTATCCAGAACCTTTTGTATTGCAGCTGGATCTGTAATTGCAACCTGCAAACGAACAAAAGATGAACCATCTTCTTCTTTATCCATCTTAGCGGCCATTACTCTACCAATTGGCTCTGAGTTAAGATCGTGGTTTAAAATAATTGGCTTAGGATACGGCTCAACCCAAGACTGGAGAGCTGCTTCTAATGCTTGAGCTGAATAGTTATTGTAGTTTGCTGTTAGTCCGTTCGTGGATTGCAGCCACTTCAATTATTAAGCCCTTGTTTAAATTTTCTGATTCAGAGAAATTAAAATCAACATCAGAAAAATCCGGAAGTTGAACCTTGAAGGTCTCCACGAAATTAAATGCCATTTATATCTCCATTTTTAAGAACTATACGTATAGTAAATTTGTTTTTATAACATTAAACAATTTTATATAATTATATCAGACTTTTACTAGGTTTTCTAAAAATTCAGAACTTCTATTGTCACCATTTTTTTTGTATTCTGAAAAATGAACTGGAGACATGATATGCGGAGCATATATATAAGAAGCACTATATAGTGAAAATCCTTTGTTGACTGCGTTTGCAGACCAGCCAAGATCTTCACCCTGTTGATGAAATGTATAATCGACATTATTATAAACATCTTTAGACATCATTTTTGCTGCCATAATTATATCAGATTTAAAGAATGACCCAATTGGATAAGAACCTTCTCTATAAGCAAGTTCTCCAACTTTATTCTTCCAGGTCATCACACTTGGAAACTGCTTGCCTACTGGAGTCATATACATCAATGGAGAAACTGCATCTGCTCCAGCCTTAATGTGAGCTATCAGAAGTTCCAACGTATTTGGATTCTCCAATAGGATATCTGAATCTAAACTTAAATAATAATCAGGTTGATACTCTCTAACAGTTTTAAGAATAGAGTTTCTTAACGAAATCATATTATGATATTTAGAAAGCGTCCATTGTCTTCCATTGTTTTGATGTTCATAATGATTAACATCTGGTCTTTCATTCATTACGAATAATGGAATTCTAGGGTCTAACTTTTTCCAGGCTTGTAATGCCTGAGTGGTTGCAAGATCTCCAGGTGCAGTTTCAAAAACAAAACCAATATTAGACATATCTAAAGATTGGTTAATTATACATCTTATCCATTGTGATAAAATCCAATCTCTTTTATAGATTGGACATCCTATAATAAGTTTCATTTTTCTTCAGCTGTTTTAATTTCTTTTTTTGCTGCTACTTTTACAGGTTCTTTTTCTTCTGTCTTAGATTCTTGTTTTTCTGCTTCTTCTTTTTTAGGAAGAACTTCTAAAGCCTCTGGTGTTTCTTCTGATGACTCATCTTCCGAATCACCCATCAATGCCTCAAAGCCTTCCATGAAAGCATCTACTATTTCAACAAGAACTTGTAAAGCAAGTCGTGTTTGGTTATTTGCAACAGCTTTTCTAAAGCCTTCGATTGCATCTTCTTCTAAAAGAAACTGTTTTGAAATTTCAGAATTAATCATTAAACTCATTTGTATTTTCGTCCTTAATTAAATTTTCAATTGGATCTTGCTTTTCATTAGTATACACTACATTATAGTCTTTTTCTAGAGCATTTTCAATTGCTGTTAACCATGACATGTCAGATCTTCTAATATTTGGAGAAGTATTTCTTCCATTTTGATTAGCTGGTCTAACCGCATTGCCAGTTCCTTTTCTATTAGAAGGAAGATTTCTTTGCCCCTTTGGAGCAGAAGCTTGTTTATCTCCATCTTTTTTAACATCTACGGCACCAGCTGGTTGAGCTTTAGCGGCTATCTTTGCTTGAGCTTGAGCTATATCAATTTGGACTCTGCCTTGTACTGATGGAAATAAATTATCTTCATCAACTTCAGGATCTAAACCTAATTCTATTCTCGCTTCATCCAAGCTAATCAATGAATTAGCATACTTTTGCATGATGTGTGTTTCTTTTTTAACCTGTGTATCAACATCAATCTCTTTAAACTTAAAGAAACATCTGTCAGACACGTTTGCTTCAGTTGGATTAACTATTGGATCAAATCCACCCTCAAATAATAATTCATTGAAAATGTGAAGCCTAATCATTTCAGAGAACTGTTTCTGATATTGTTTAACCTTATCATATAGAGCAACGTCAAGTCTATCTGTCACGGATCTATTCCCACCGTTCATCATCATTCCAAGGTGGTGTGGTGAAACACCGAGGCCGACTGCAACTCTTTCCTTGAAGTGCTCAAGATAGCCTGAGGCATCTAGTGCCTCTTTTCCTGATCCAACAATTTCTATATCATGTCTGTGCGGAAGAATTAATCCACCTTCTGATCTTAAGTTTTCTATTTCAGCAGCTGCTCTATCAATTTCATCTGGCTCTGCTGGTTGCTCTGGTGTTCCAATTCTATATTTATATAATGGAAATAATTCTCTGTGAACTAAGTTTTGAATATCTTCTTCGATTTGTCTAAGAGCAACAACGTCATCCAAAACAGATGCAAGAAACGGTGTGCCAAAAGCTCTGCCCGTTTTTCTGTCAAGGCTTATATGTATTACTCTATCGGCGGACCAGACTGGATTTTTATTTACAGGAGAATATGTTAGAGGATCAGTCATTTGCTCATATAGTTTTGGCCTATTATGTTTGTCTCTCATTATTCTTACTTGTTCAGTAGGAATAAGATAATAACCAACGATTGGCTCAGTTGCTGATATCGGATTTAATTTTGTTGGAAAATATTCTGATATATCTGCGCGTGCTTTAACTATAAAAACATTTCCATATTTAAAGAGCTGATCTGATACCTCTAATAAGAAATCGGAAAATGGTCTTTTCATTGCCATTTCCATAAAGTCTATTCTTTGATATAAATAAGAAGCTGCTTCTGGATTTTCTCCAACAATTTGCCAGCCTTCTTTCCAGAAGAGCTCCTTGTATTTATTTAAAGCCTGTTTAACATATGAATCTGTATCAACAGCTTGCATTATTCTTTCAAAATCATATGGAGATGGCTCAAATGTGCTTCTAGTGTTATACCAGTATGTAGAACCCCTGTAGCCAAGAGCTAGGGCGGCAACTTTCATT